CAAAGAAATGTATTTTTAACAGTTGACGGAGATGCAAATCAAGTTAAACGAATGTTAAAAAGACAAAGAATACCATTTGTGGAAAAAGCAGGTAAGGTTCACATCGTTGGACAACATGCTTTTAATTATGCACAAATATTTAGTACGACAGAAATGAAACGACCAATGTCGAGTGGATTATTAAATCCAAAAGAAAAAGATGCACTACCTGTATTGAATGCCATTGTTGGTGAATTGTTAGGTAAGGCAAAAGGTAAAGAAACTTGTGTTTATTGTATACCGGCAAAACCAATTGACCAAGTAAGAGAAGTTTCTTATCACGAAGATGTATTGAAACAGATTATTGAAACATATGGATACGATGTAAAAGTTATAGAGGAGAGTGTTGCTCTCGCTTACGAAGGCCTCGTGGATAATGATTTAACTGGGATTGCAATATCAATGGGTGCTGGGATGTGTAATATATGCGTGATGTATCAAGGGATGAGTGCACTCTCCTTTTCTGTAGCAAGGGGTGGAGATTGGATTGATGAAAATGTCGCAAGTGATTGTGGTGTTACAAAAGCAAAAGTAATTTCAATAAAAGAAAGTTCAAGTAACCTAGATTTAACAAAAAGTGCAATAAATGATATTTATAATGAGGGAAGTGATGAGTATAATATTATTAATGCTATTAGAAGTTATTACGGAGCATTAGTGAATTACTTATTAACAAATTTAAAACATCAGTTTGAAAACGCTGAAAGTGTACCAAACTTCCCAAATTCAATTCCGATTGTATTTGGTGGAGGAACATCATTAGTAAAAGGTTTTATGGAAGTTGTAGGGGAACAATTTAATCAAGATGAGTTTCCTATTCCAGTTAAAGAATTTACATTAGTAGAAGATGCTCACACAGCAGTCGCCAGAGGTTGTTTAAGTGAAGCACAACTCATAGAGGAGGAAGAGGGTGAAACTGAAGAAAAATCAGCTTAAAGAGTTAATATGGGAATCTATATATGAATTATCAAAAGATAAAGGTGATATGGATAATGATGGTAAAAATGAACCTGATTCTGAGGAGTATTTAGATAATAAAGACAAAGCTATTAAAAAAGCTATGAAATCAGAGGGTGGTCCTGGTAGTGGAAGACGTCCTGATGGTGATGTTGGTGGACCAGCTCATCCCAATGTTCCAAAGAAGAAAAAGGGTAGACCTACCAAACCTGGTTCTGCAAAAGACATAGATAATAAAGCTATGTCAGCAGCTGACGCCGCAAATGCAAAAATGGATGCAGCTGAAAAAGCTATGAAAGCTAAGAAAAAGAAAAAGGCCAATGAATCGGTTGGTAAAAGATGTACCGTAAAGGAAGTCAAACTTTGGATGAAAACTCTTGAAGAGAATAGATACAAAAAAACTTATAATTCAGATGCTCGTAGAGTTTCTTGGATGGTAAATCATATGGGTGAGAGTTTAGATAATATGCCAATCTCAATGAAAAAGAAATGGACAAAAGCTCAATACGGAAGAGAAAGATATTTGGCTAAAGAATTTATTAAATCTAAAAAACAACAAATGATGGAAAATAAATTACGAGGTTTAATTAAAAAAGTTATTAAAGAAGAATTGAATGAAGGTAAAAAAAGGATTCAATTACAAATACCAGTTAAAGACAAACTTAAAGTTGATAAAATTTTAAAAAAATTGGGTGCTAAAATTGGTAAAAATTATGACATTGGTGTTGGTAGAACTGGAACATTTATTTTAGATTTAGATAGAAAAATTGAAAATAAAGTTTTAGAGTTGATGATAAAAAATAGAGTACAAGTAAAAGAGGTATAAATGAAGCGAAGAAAAAACTTTAGGAGAAAGCCTAAAGGAAAACAATTAGAAGGGTTACAGGTAGAAGTTTACAATAATAATGTCGAAGGGGCATTAAAAGTATTAAAAAGAAAGGTTAAAGATTCAAATTTGTTTTTAGAATTAAGAAAAAAACAATATTATGAAAAACCATCAAAACTCCGTAGAGAAAAAAAGAATATGGCTAAATTAAGAAATAAATATGCTCTACAAAAAATTCAAAAAAACCATTAATTTTTAGTGGTTTCTTTATACTTATAGTTATAAAACTACAATACACCGTCGTTTACCTATACGGTGTCTAAATATAACTTAACATTATTAAGTTTCCTAATAAACTTATTCCAAACATATAATATGAGGAGAAAATATCATGGGTGATATTTTAAAAGAAGCTATCGCGGATGCAAAAGCAGTTCGTGAAACAGCTTTAGAAAATGCTAAGATGGCGTTAGAAGAAGCTTTTACACCTCAACTAAAATCTATGTTATCTGCAAAACTTAAAGAAGATGATTTTGAAGATGAAGAAGATGTTGTTGGTGATGAAGTTCCTGAAGAAGAGCCTGAAGAAGGAATGTCATATGAAGATGAAGATGGTGGTGAACCTGTCGATGATGAAGAATTTGGTGACGAGGAAGAACCTGAAGTTGATGAATCTAAAATAATTGAAATTGATGGCGTTCAATACGCTCCAATAGTTGCTGAAGAAGATGATGAGGAAGGGTTTGGTGATGAAGAAGAGGAAGAGGGTGACCTTGACCTTGAAGCTGTTATCAAAGAACTTGAATCTGAAATTTCTGAAGGTGAAGATGAAGAAGAAGTAACTGAATCTGAAGATTCTTCTGAAGAAACTGTTGACGAAGCAGACGATTCTGATGATGAAACTGTAACTGAAGCTGATGAAGAAGATGAAGATGACGATAAAGAAGAAGTTGAAGAACAATCTTCTAGCTCTGGTATCGGCAAAGGAACTGGAGTTAGTAAAGCTTCAGCATCTGATGAAGAAGATCCAGGTAAATCTTCACAATTCACACAAGTTAAGATGGAGTCAATTCAATCTGAACTTGATGAATACAAAGAAGCAGTTGGATATCTGAAAGACAAACTTCACGAAGTAAATCTTTTAAACGCTAAACTATTGTTTACAAATAAGTTATTTAAAGAATTTTCTTTAGATAATAGTCAAAAACTTAAAGTAGTTGAAACATTTGATAGAACACAATCAACTAGAGAGATTAAACTTGTTTATTCAACTCTATGTGAACAGTTTTCTGATAATAGTTCAATTACTAAAAAATCAATAAAAGAATCAGCTAGTGCATCTGTAGGTTCAACTAAACCTTCTAAAGAATCATCAAAAGTGATTTCTGAAGAAAGTCAAGTTGCCGAAAGATTTAAGAAATTGGCTGGTTTAATTAACGGATAATTTTTTAGGAGAAAATTAAAATGTCAAATTACATAAACGAGGCGTTATTAGACGCCAATCCTCTTAAAAAGCAAAACGAAGAATCAAAACATCTCGTTACTAAATGGGAAAAAACTGGTCTTCTAGAAGGCTTAAATGAGGATTTTAAAAAAACAGGTATGGCTGTGATGCTTGAAAATCAAGCTCGTCAGCTGGTTAATGAGTTTAACTCCACAGGTACGGATGGTGCTACAGGTGGATACAGTGGAAATGAAGAATGGTCTGGTGTTGCTCTTCCATTGGTTCGTAGAATCTTTGGTGAGATTGTTTCACAAGACTTTGTATCAGTTCAACCAATGAACTTACCTTCAGGTCTTGTATTCTATCTTGACTTCCAATATGGAACAAATCAACATGGATTTACAAAAGGTAATTCAATTATGGGTAAAACTGGTCCTTATTCTCCATCAGGTTCAACATCTCCATTTGCAGATGGAACAGATGGTCAAGGATTCTATGGTGCTGGTAGATATGGTTACACTGTAGCTTCAGCTTCATTCTATGATCAAACTGCAACTGATGGTGGTGTACCATCATATAAAGATATCGACTTTGATGCCGATGTATCAGCTAGTTATGGTAATGGTAGATTAAGAAAACTTACCAGAGCTATTACAGCTACAGAGGCTGCAAGCTTTGATAAGTTAGCAGTAAGAGCTACTCAATTTGGATCTGGTTCTTCAGCTTTTAACAATACAGTTGCAAATGCTAAA